GAACTATATCAAACAAAGAATCCGAGAGATCAAAACCAATATGAATGCCCCTGAAGAGAATCTTCCTATGTGTACCCCGGAAGAACTCTGGCAGGATAAAACAGTTTATAAATTCTTTTCTAATCCAGAGAATACCAGAAGCCAAGGTAACTTTGATACCTATGCTGAAGCTCACAATAAGATGATGAAAGCAGGTAAGGGTATCGTCAAAGAAGTCCATGGTAAAGTCAAACGATGTAACTGGTGTGACGGATTTGAACTCTGTACTCAAAAAGATGTCTACCTTGCAAATGGTTCCTTAATACCCAATTAAAAAGTACCCCCCTCCGGGGCGTTTAAGGAAAGAAAATATAACAACCCAAAAGGGAGTATAAATTATGAGAGACTTGTCTACGTTGGAATACCACCCAACTATGGAAAAACTGGTAAGTGCGATTTGCCAAACAACTATGAACCCAAATAAGAAGATGTACCGCATGATGCTATGCTATTATATGTGCAAGATGGCAGCTACTATGCGAGTACAGATTGCAACTAAAATTAGAAATAACATCCCTATAAATAGTTATGTAATTAACTTGGCTACATCAGGGCAAAACAAAACCTACTCTACTGTCATTATAGAGAAGATGCTACTAGAGCCTTTTCGTAAAATATTTATAGATCAGACACTTCCTTTGATTGCAGAAGAACAACTTGCAAAGATAGCTACAAAAAGAGCTTACATTCAAAATGAAGATCCTGATACCATACTTAAGAGCGTAACTGATGAGTATAAAGCATTGGGTACAATGATGTTTTCTTTTTCTGAAGGTACAACACCAGCTATAAAACAGATGCGGCATAAACTTATTATGGCAGGTGCTGGAGCAGTAAATCTTGAGATTGATGAGATAGGTATGAATTTTCTCCCGAACACAGACGCTCTTGGTACGTTTCTAGAACTTTACGATATTGGAGAAACTAAAGATAAGATCACAAAAAATAGTAAAGATAACGTACGCAATGAGGAATTAAGAGGTACGACACCATCTAACCTATTAGCTTTTGGTACACCATCTAAATTACTAGATGGAGGAAAGACAGAAGAGGCTTTCTACGCATTTTTGGAGATGGGCGCTGCCAGACGTTGCCTCTTTGGCTACACAAAAAGCAGTGCTAAACCCACCACTCTTACTGCAAGTGAGATTTACGATATCCAAACTGATCCAGCAATGGGAAAGTATCTTAAAGATATAGCTGGTGAATTCAGTAAGCTGGCTAATATCGTAAACTGTAACAAGGTAATTACACTGTCTAAAGCAGTATGTTTAGAGATGATTGAATACAATGAATACTGTAAAAATCTTGCAGGGCAAATGGGCGAACATCAAGACATGGCAAAAGCTGAAATGGAGCATAGATACTTTAAAGCTCTTAAACTAGCTGGAGCATATGCCTTCGTTGATGGTCATTCTGAAATCACAGCAGACAATCTATATGCAGCTATTCGTATAGCAGAAGAATCTGGTGAAGCATTCTCTGAATTACTTAATAGAGATAGACCCTATGCAAAACTGGCTAAGTATATTGCCAGCGTACCAGATGAAGTAACCCATGTAGATTTGGTTGAAGACTTACCTTTCTATAAAGGATCTTCTTCACAGAAAACTGATCTTATGAATCAGGCTATTGCTTGGGGTCATAAAAATCACATTATCATCAAGACATCCATGACTGACGGAATTGAGTTTATTAAGGGAACAACCCTAACTAAAACAGACCTAAATAAACTTACTGTTGCCCATAGCAATGACATTTCAGATGGGTATAAGAACGATCAAGCTCCCTTTGATAAGCTACATCTATTGGTTTTAAAAAAGAATTACCACTGGATTAATCATTGGACAACTACAGGCCATAGAGACGGAGATCATATGATCCCTGGGTTTAATCTTGTGGTTTTAGATGTGGATGAGGGAGTAAAGATATCTGAAGCTTGTGCTCTCTTAGAAGATTATAGATTTATGATCTATACAACTAAGAGGCATACTCCAGCAACACACCGTTTTCGTATCATCTTGCCTCTGAACTATGAGATGGCTATGACCGGGGAAGAGTACCGAGCATTCATGAAAAACATAAATGAGTGGCTCCCATTCAAAGTTGATGATCAGACATTCCAGAGAAGCAGGAAATGGTTATCTAACCCTGGACAGCACTACTACAGTAAGGGCGAAGAACTTTTAGATGCCAGAATGTTTATCCCTAAAACCAAAAAGAATGATGAGAGAAAGCAATCAATGCAAACCTATGCAAACCTATCTATTTTAGAAAGATGGTTTGTCCAGAACTCTCATAAAGATGAGAACAGGAATAATCAACTCCATAGGTATGCCAGAGTCTTGGTAGATATGGGACATGATTTCACAGATGTAAGAACCAAAGTATTGGGTCTGAATAGCGGACTCATAGATAAGATTGACGAAGGTGAAATTGATAGGACTGTAATGGTTACAGTCTCAAAAGCAATAGGACTTAGAGCAGCTAAACAAGCTGCATAACAAATATGGGGATGTAGCTCAATCGGATAGAGCACTGGATATAGTCCGGGTTAACAGTATCTTATCTCCCAAGACTGCTGACGAGTAGTTTTGAGGTGATAACATTGCAAGGCTAACAGACCAATGACTCTGTTATTTACTCGTGTAGGTTCGAGTCCTACCATTCCCACACAAATAATTAAACCAAGGAGTTAAAATGGCAACAAATAAAAGATTGGTTCTGATCGGAGGTGAATCGGCCGGAGGTAAAACTGCTTCACTCCGAAACCTAAAGAATCCAGAAGGGGTAATGTATCTCAACTGCGAGAGTAATAAAGATTGCCCCTTCCCGGCTAAGTTTAAACAATTTTCAGTTACTGACCCTTATCAAGTGTATGAAGGTTTTGATCATGCAAACAAATCAGGAAGCTTCCACACTGTTGTAATTGATACTCTAACATTTCTAATGGATATGTTTGAATCAGTGCATGTATTGACAGCCAAAGACACAATGAAAATGTGGTCCCACTACCAACAATTTTTCAAGAACCTTATGCAGAATTATGTAGCAAAAACAAAGATGAATGTAATTATTCTGGCCCATGTTCAACAGATAATGAATGAGTCAGCTATGGTTATGGAAAAGAAAGTGCCGGTTAAAGGGGCTCTTAAAGCCAACGGTATAGAGGCATTCTTCTCTACTGTAGTTTCAGCCAGGAGAATTCCTATTACTGAACTGGGACCATATAAAAATGATTTACTGGTAATTACTCCAGAAGAAGAAATGCTTGGATTTAAGCATGTATACCAAACCAGACTTACCAAAGAAACAGTCAATGAGAGAATCCGGGCCAGTATGGGTATGTGGGATATAAAGGAAACCTTCATTGATAATGACGCTCAAATACTACTGGACCGTTTACATGAGTATTACGGTGTATCAGTACAGCTTAATTAAAAATAACTATAAGGAACCAAAACAAATGTCAGAAACATTTAATGAGAATTTGGTAGATGAAGTACGTATTAACATTGAAACAGAGTTTGCACAGTTTCTAAAAAATTCAGAGAGACTGACTAACAAAGCAGGTTCACGCAGAGCCAGGAAGAATTCTATTGAGCTATCAAATTTGCTCAAAGAGTATCGTAAACTCAGTATCAAATAACCCCCTAATTAAGAAATCTAAAGTAGGAGAAAATATTATGTTTAATGATCTTAAAACAGACGACACAGTAGTATCTGATGGTGACAGTATTGGTGGTAAGTTTAATACATTGGATTCAGGTCTTTATGAATGCACAATTAAATTGGCCTATGGGTCTATTTCTAAAGGTGGAGCCAGAGCACTAAATCTGGTACTTGAAACTGCCGAGAATAAAGAACTTAAACGCCCCCTATGGGTAACTTCAGGTAAAGCAAAAGGTTGCCTGAATTACTATGTAAATTCAAAAACCAAAGTAAAGAAATATCTGCCGGGTTATGAGTCAGCAAATGATCTATGTTTGATGACTCTTAACAAACGCCTAAACCAAACATCAACAGAGAGTAAACATATCATGCTTTATGACTTC